AGCCGCAATTAGAGTAAACATGGCGAGTTACATTGCTTCAAATGCAAATCGTTTTTATGCATAAAAACGATTTGCATTTGAAGCAATGTAACTCGCCATGTTTACTCTAATTGCGGCTAACGTTCAGATTGCACGTCACCCTTGCCGACTGAACAAATCCGAGACCGCCGGCTCTTGGTGCTTGAAATTGGACATCGTAGAGTCCCGAAAAAAAGATCCCGTCGCCCCAATCACCGATGTTCTGGCGCAGAATATTCGTTGCAGCCTCGACATAGAAGTGAATCCACTGGTCTGTATTCATGACGAGATTGCCGCTGGCCCATATTTCCGCAGTTATTGCGAGCGTTCCCGATAATGATCGAAATTTTTCGATTTGTGCGTTCTTGACTCCGCCGCTGTAAATGCACACGCGCGGATACTGGAGCTGAATGTTGCTATCACCGATGTCCGGAGTCGCCGAACTCAGGACGACCTGGCCCGCAGTAATAACGGGCACATTGACGTTGCACGAAACCGCAATAGCCGCGATTTGCTGCTGCAGCGTGTCTTCAAGCGTAAGGAGATCTGAAAGCTTTTGCGCGGCCTGAATTGTCAGCGGTAGCATTCCTTAACCTCGCTGGATTTGATGCGAAAGGATTACGTATACGTCCGGCGGTTGCCCATTGATGGGCTCTGAACCAGTGATGAGTCCGGAAGCAGGTAAAGTCCACGTTGTGTTGATCGCTAAGGCAACGTTATTCTGGCGCGTCAAATTGTCCGAACTGGGACTCGCGTACACGTTCCAACCGATCGCTGCAGCCGGCGGCCCTATTGATCCGTCTCCCATTGCGACCGACACGGTCGAAGGCTGCTGTAGGACTAACCCGTTTACGGGACTAAGCGCACTTTCGTTCCCAAATTTGTCGACCCAAGCCGTTTGAATAAACAGCGCCTGCGGGAGCGTAGTTCCCGTTTGTACGGATGTGAATGGCATTGGCGGCTTCGGTAGCGGATTGTAAACGACACCGATTCCCGACATGAACACTATCTCTGCCGCGTCATCCGCCGCCTGCTTATACTCCGTCCATTTGCCCTGAAACCTTGTATTGAGCTGAACGTTGTACGCTTCGGCGAAAAAGCGCGACAGCGATTCGAAGCATACCCACTTCTGCAGAGTGGGACTAACAACGACCGTCGATAGGCCGAGTAAGCGCCGATTCAGCCATTGCGGATCCGAAGCGCGCACGTTCAGCAGCCATAGCATCAACTTGTCACCGATAACGCTCGTCGCGAGGCTGATCTTCGTCTCCACGTCGATGTTGTGCGTCGAAGATACCTGCACCAATGAACTTTCGTACGGCAGCAAATCGTCGAGCGTGACGATATCCGCATCTGTAAACAGCGCCATAATTTCCTACTTCTCGCTATCTTGCCCGTTGTTCTTCTTGCGCGTGACCGCGGTCTCGTCATCCGGATCGGCAATAATGGCTACCTGAACGCGGCGCGCCAACTCTGCTTTGTGAGCCGCTCTTCGCGCGACGGTCTGTAGTTCGAGATACGCGCGTCGGGACTTCTCGTCCGCCAACACCGCCCGTCCTTCGAGCATCATTTTCGCCGCAACGTGACGAGGTACTTCCGTGACTCGTCCAGCTTTTCCTCCGTCTGGCGTCTCAAGACTAACGACGAGCACATCCTGCTCAGTCACCGTCGCTTCAATCTCGCGCAGTTTTCGGTAATATTGCTTAACATCCACAGCCCATCTCCTAAAGAAAAAGGGAGCCGCCATATGCGGCTCCCCGTCTAATCGGCTAACCAGTGTTGACTAGCTATTCATTTGAACAGCAAAGTTATTCCGGAGCACTCCGCAACCATACAGCACGTCAACCGTGAACTGCTGAGATAGCGTGTTCGGTTGGTAGCTCATCACCACGCGAATGCCAAAATTGCCCATTTCCGCGTATTCGGCAACCGCACCCGTACCCGGCAAAGGTTGTGGCAGCCGCCGAATCACGAGCCCGATAGCATCCCGCGTAAACGCAAGATTGTGCGTGTTGGGTGTAACCGCTCCAGTTACAGGCACGAACTGCGAACGGAAGATGAAAAAGTCCTTCATCTTGCCGACATTGCCTTCCACTAAGGCCTTCAACCCAGCCTCGCCGGCAGAATAGTATTCGCTGAAACGCGGAATCTGGCGAATCTGCGAATAAGCATTCGAATCGACAACCAGATATTTAGGCGCGCTCGCCGGAACCATTGCCGAAAACAACGCCGTTTCAGCAGCGTCGATCGTCGCTTCCGTTACCGGCGAACCAGCTGCCCCGGCCGCTGCATTCGCGGTGAACTGGCTATACAACGACAAGAGATCATGCTCGACACGCTCCGCGATCGCAATCACGGCAGGTTGCATGTAAGCTTTGAGCAGCTCCGGAAACGCGAGCGCCTTGGTAACGTCTGGAATCTGGAACGTCGCCTCAGCATGCGTATTGAGTACGATCTGCGCGTTTCCCAAACTCGGGTTCTGTGGTGTAACTGTCCCCCCTTCAGCGATGTTGTTCGCGATGAGCACTGGCGGAATCGGAACGTTCACCGTGTCGCCGGCATGCGCCAGCACGGGCTCGTAATCGCGATTCACCAGATTGCCCATTACCAGATTTCCCATCAAAGCTGGCAGTGCGTCGGCAGCAACCAGCTTGACGATCGCATTTGCCAGATTGGCAGATGTAATAATTCCCATTAACTCTCCTAATTATGTGGCGGCGTAAGTGTACCAGCCGCTCACTTCGATTTACTTGCGCAAGTAATTTAGTAAGACGTCATCTCGGTGCGTAGGTACTACGCACCCCGCAATGCCTGAGATGCTAACCGCGCTATCTCCTGGCGCACACGGTCCAGATCTTCTTTACTCATTCCTGGCTTGATTTTGTCTAGCTCGACTGATGGAGCGCTGTGCGCGGCGCTTCGGGACGGCATCTGTGCCCCACTGCCGCCAGCGATTCTTGCGGGAAGAAGTTCTGGATTTTCTTGAACGAAGCCCGCGAGATATTCTTGCAAAGACTTGGCTTCAGGTCCTCTGGCCTGGAGGCGTCCATCCTGGCCGCGAATAATGTCATCCTTCACGGCTCGAAACGCGAGATCAACCTTTGCTACCCCGAGACGGTGCAATTCGCTGCGAATCTGCGAAGCCCGGTCCGCCTCTTCTGCCATCGACCGCGCCCTTTGATTCTCTTCGACAAGCTTGTTCAGCCGTGTCTCTAGAGTCTCGCGACGCTTGCGCTCCTCCTCCAACTCCGCCTTATATGCCGGCTCTGCTTTGTGCTGCTCGGCGCGTACAAATTCCTCTACTGCTTGCCGAACAACCGTGCGAATGTCTACGCTGTCCGCTCGCTCTTGCTCCACCGGAGCACCGCCACGATTCGCATCCATGTGATCTGACATGAATATCCTTTCTCCTTACTTCACGAACTGCGCATCTATCTCGCGCACGATATAATCCTTCGTTTCTTGACGGGCATCACTTACAAACTTGAGCGCCAGGCGTTGGCAAATCTGCTGTTTCAGCGTCGGCGATTCGATGCCGAGCTGCAAAAGGTCGCGGGCATTTGCTAATTCCGTGCCGAAATCGCTGATATCCACTTCGTCGAGACCGGACACTGTTACAGTCACTCCGTCTTCTCGGGCCTCGCTGATAGCAGTCAAAACGCGCCGGATGCAGTCCTTTACTGCCACACCGTACGCACGCAGCACTTCTTGCGTAATCTGGAAGTCAAGCTGCTTACTCAATGCGGACTGTGCATGTCCCGTTTGCATTTCTCCAGACGCCTGAGATAAGTAGCAGACTCGGTATATTTCTTCCTTCAGCGTTTCCAGGTTGTCTGCCGCTATCTGATAGACCTTTCCGTCGGGCTCCGTCCAACCAAACCTGTCTGACGGTCCAAGCTGTATGTAATAGCTTTCTCCGACGATTTGGTTCCACTCACGATCCGAATAGATCACCGGCATCGCGAACAAGCCCATGGTGATCGCCCACCCTAGAGCGTTTGATTTATTGAAGTGCTCGAGCTGCAGATGCGCAGCTTTGTTCATGAGCCATAAACCTTCGCCCACTCGCAGATCGAAGAGCGGAACGCGTTTCTGGCGAGTGAGAGCATGCTTTCCGTGCGCAACCAGCTCAATGCTGCCGGGCCGCTCACTGCGCTCCAAACGACGATAAGTCCGAT